GCAGGGCGTGGGTTCGTCGGCCTTGAGGATATCGTGGCGTATTAGGTGATGGTTCGCGGTGCTCATCGGGGTGCTCCAATCCAGACCTTGTCCTTCATGAGAGCCATCCGTTGGCGGAATTGACGCATCTCCGTATCCACTTCAAACCACTGAGAGCGGCCGTTCTTCATCTTGTTGGAGCCGACGTGCGCGATCGCGTGGATCTTGCCGTGCTGGTCGACTCGCACTCTGCCCAAACGCCGGGGCAGTTCCTCCCACGACTGCACGCCGATGGACTGGCATACCCGGAAGATCCAGAATCCCGTCAGATTGACCGCGCCCAGGTACTGCTGTTTGAGCTGGTTGCTGAAGAGGACGGGGGACTCCAGGATGTAGCGGATGTCGTCCCCGCCTTTCACCATGTCGGCCATGTGCACGTAGGCGACGACCTGGCCAAACTTGGCCTCGATCGCCACGCTGCCAATATGCACCATGCGCTCCTCCAGCACCAGACGCTCGTCGACGAGCGGTGGAGCATCGGGTGCTGGAGGGTCGGCTATGGTGCGGACGTCGCTCATTCGGCGATGGGGACGTACCGCTTCAGCGCGCGACGCGCCGACGCTGCGATCTCGCTCGTCGACAGCATCACCCAGGCTGCGATGGCCGCCGGCCGCGGGATGTCCGTCGCCGCAGAATCGGTCTGCGGGTCGCCGAGCCAGCGGTGCACGGTTCTCACCGACACGCCCATCAGCTTGGCGAATGCCGCTACGGCGAGGTAGTACGGCAGCTCGGGGTGCGCGTCCTGGATCAGCTTTTTGAGCGACTCTCTGTTCATGGTGGGAGTATAGGGTTGATGATCTGACGTGTCAAATTGTCAGTCCGCACCGAACACCTGCTCCATCACCACCACGGATCGGGGACCAAAGAATGCCGCCTGCTCATCGGCACGCGCACCTTCTTCGGTTTCGGCCGGTTCGCCCAGGCTGACCGCAGGAAGGGATCGGACGGCAGCGTCACCTTCTGCTGGCCGATCGGTTTGATGCGACGCAGCACCATGTGGTTCTCGCCGAAGTAGTTGGGCCGGATCAGCAGCTCCTGGTTGTCGGGGTGCGTCCGGCGCCCCAGATGCAGGATGTAGCCCAGCACCTGAAATGCACTCTTGAAGCCGTGCCAAAACACTTTCGTCATATTCATCATCGGTGAGTTTCCTTTTCTGTTTGCAGTGGTACAGCGTGAGTACGTTCGTCTCTTTCAGCCAGCTTCGCAGCAGCGCCTCGATCAGCGCCGGCCGATGGCCGCTCAGCAGCTCGCCGACGTACGGCCCGCGCAGCTTCAGGTCGACCGCTCGCGCCAGGTCGCGCGGGATACGGACGTCCCAGCGGGTCAGCGGGACGTTCTTTGTGCGGTGCGCAATCCGCGGCAGACGGGGCAGCTTGCTGGTCTTCAAGGTGCGTGGCGCTCGCTGATCATCTGCTCTTTCAGGCTGTACGCCCAGACCGACAGCAGGATGCCGAGCAGGCCGATCCAGATGAGGGGTTCGAGGGCGAGGAGGAGCAGGCGGCTACGCAGTTTCAAGCGGCTTTCTCCTGGCCCAGTACGGCACCTCCTGCTTCGGGTACTCGGACTCGAATCCGGCCTCGCGCAGCAGAGCGAGCGTCAGCTCCCCGGCCTTAGTCAACTCCCAGTGCCCACGCTGTTTAGACACGTCGTGCAGCACCCACACGACCATCCCCTTCTCGCACAACTGACGGCCAGCACCAACATAGTGCGGAAACCGGGGACCGTCGTCGTATACCGTGCAGTGGCCGGCGTCGATGATCTGCAACATGATGATCTGCCGCTTGCTGATCGACAGAAAGAACGCGGTATTGGTGACGTGGTCACGGAAGATCGTGTTCATTCCATGCGCTCCCAGTCGAACAACTGCCGCGTCATGTCGCTCAGTTTCACCGCTAGGCCGTGGTCGATCACCTCGACGTAACGGCCATCGACGACGCGCAGGTTCTTCATGCGGCAGGGGCACAGCGGCTTACCCGCCTGGGGGCCGATGCAGTTGCAGGCGTGGGAACCGCTAGGACTGGTCTTTAATTCGTACGCTTTGTTCATGGTGTCATCCTACCAGTGTTTATTGATCCACAGAACCAGCAAGAGGGTGAGTCCGACGCCCTCCGCGACGAAGTGCACATAGACATGAATCATGGCAGTTCGTCCTCGAAAACCTCATCGACCAGAAGTACCTCCGCGCAGTCCCTTCGCCGCTCGATCTTCTGTCGCGCGTCCTCGGCGCTCACGGCCTGGATGCGCACGCAGTCGGTAGCGTTCTCGTCGTCGGCCCAGATGACGTCGTAGGTGGTCATGCCACGTCATCCCGGCAGCGCACATGGTAGATAGGCCGTCTGTCCCATCGGGCAAACCCGTGTCCGAGCTGCCAGAGCGCTAGGCGCACATGCTCGCTCATCAGCGCGGTGCGCATCTCGAACAGCGATAGCGCCGCGCGGTCGGCAGCGCCCGACATCGCCTGGAACGCCTTGAGTGCTTCCTGCTGCGTCTTGTTCATCCCGGCGTCCTCAACAGATGCGCCACCATCGACTGGTTGTGCTCGTCCGTCAGCTGGTCGATCAGCCTCCGAAGCAGTCGCGGCGTCAGCTCGGCCGGCTCGAAGCCCTCGCAGGCTGCGACGCAGGCTTGGATGTAGGTGAGGACGACTGGGTCGTTCATGTAGACGCGCTTGCCGTCGGCGTTGTAGAGGAACCAGCCGGGGACGGCGCTGGTGGACTCCGTGTCGCAGCGGACAGACCAGGGGCGTTTAGGGAGATTGGTGTTCATCCGCGCACCGCCAGAAAATGAAGTATTTCCTTGCTGTCACAGGTATTGCACTGATCGCTCAGCCGCAATTCGCCGCCGTCATAGAACGTCAGCACTCTGCCACCTGGATCAACACGCTCGCGCTTCAGGCCCGCTTCATGCACGGCCTTCCTCACAGAAGCGGTGTCTGCATTGCGGTCACCAGAACAGATTGGGCACTTGTCCACGCTCATTCCCGATTCACCGGATACACGGTCCCGTCATCGCACTGCGCGATCTCGCCGCGTTCGTCGTAGCTGATGCTGCAGTTGATGTGCAGGTTGTTCGATGCGTGGACGCGGGACTGGATTGGCGGTACGTGCACACCGACCAGGTAGAACATGGCAATCATCGCCAGGACGACGGCGAGGAACCACAGATCATGCTTGATATTTTCCATGCGCATCTCCCTTTCCACCCGGTCTCTCAGATTTTCCACTTGACCGCGTCCTCGATCAGCCTGCGAAAGGCGATGATGCCGTCGCGCCGCATATGCTTGCGGTTCAGCTTGAGCCAGTCAGCGAGGATCTCGTAGGGGGACTTCAGCTTGATGGTGACCTCCGTCTTGTAGGAGTTCGACTCCTTCACGGCGCCGTACATGGCGCCGCCAACGTAGACCACCTCCGTCATGCCCTGCTTGACGTAGCGCTCAACCTCCTCCGGGCTGTTGGCGATGATCTTGCCTGGATGGCGCTTGCGGAAGATGCTGTAGCACACCTCCTTGACCAGCTCCGGGCAGTTGTAGTTGCCGTACTCCAGGTCGGGCACGTTGTCGGCGATCATCTGGCCCACCGCCTCGTGGCGGCCGGACTCGAACCAGAACTCCTTGGTTATGAACGCCAGGTCGAAGGTCGATACCGTCTGCCTATCGCGCTCAAGCCGAAGGTGCTCCGGCTTCACGTCGTAGCCGTAGCGCATCTTCGTGTCGCACACGAACAGACCGCCGACGTACAGCTTGCCCGGCTTGCCTAGAAGGATGCGGCCCTTCGTTGTCGTGATGGTCTCGCCCAACTCCGGCTGCATCGGCAGGCAGGTCGATATGATCTGCGCGCAGTCGTCCGGCGACAGGCCGCTGACGCGAAATGTCAGACCCTCGTTGGGCTGCGGCGACGGATGGTCGCTGATGCACAGCACCTCGGCGCCGAACTGCCTGCTTTCCCGAAAATGCGGGGTCCAGATACGCTCGCCGTTGTAGACGGTGACGTCGTAGCCCTGGCGCGCGAGAACCAGCAGCGCGATCTTGTAGCCTTCGCCGAAGCTGCCGATCGTGTCGGTGCGCTCGGCCTTGGTCGTCGCGCCCAGGAGCAGGGATGAGGGGTCGAGTGTGGTGTAGCGGCTGCGGATCAGCAGGTCGCTGCCGGCCGCGTCATCCCGGTCAATCCACTCATACTCGAACGGCGACTCCGAGTCGAGCGCGTTCTGGAGCAGCTCACGGACGGCCTCGGCCATGCCCCAATGGCGCACGTAGCCCTTGGCCAGCGGCAGCTCGTAGGTCTTGCTGAAGCCGAGAACGTTGGAGACGGCTTTGAGGGTCTGGGTGGCTTGGGTCACGACGACACCCCCTCCAGCCTCTCGCGCCTGGCGGCCAGCTCCCAGCCGACGCGCTCCATCGCCAGATCGAGCGCTGCAGCTGTCTTGAACAGGCCCATATCAACGGCCTCCTGCTTCATCCGGACCAGGCGCACGGGTATGTCGCAGGCGTATATCGTGTTCAGGGTTTTGTGGTGGGTCTTCGTATGGATCATCGTCCTACACCCCTGTATCCAGCCGCTGCGCCAGGTCGCGGATCTCGACGTGCGACAGCGGCAGGCAGTGCCCGTTCTGCCCAAGGATGTCCCGCACGCTGACGACGATCTGCGGGTTCGCCTGCATCTGCGCGCTCAGCACGACCAGGCCGGCGATCACTGCGCCCAGTTCGGGCTCGTTGAGGTTGATTCGGTTCTGCATGATCGGTATGTGTCCCTTCGTTGTTGATCCCTGGTGCAACGATACTCCGACTTTGGCGATTTGACAAGTGTTATTTTACCGCTCGTCGGATTGCGGCTTCCGCTTTCCGCCGAGTCGGGCCCGGGCTTTCCAGAAGTCCCGTGCGACCTGATTACCGATACTGTGATCCGGTTCCCGCGTCAGATGCGGCCAGTGCAGGCTACGGTGTACCTCAAACCGCGCCCTCTCCTCATCTTCCCCCAGTGGCGCAGGGGCGGGAGGGGCGAGAATTTTTTCGGCATCGGCTTCCGACAGAGATTCCAGCACATCACGAAGATAAGGAATTGCGGTTTCCGACATATGCTTCTTGTGCCCGTTGTCGAAGGCTGCAAGAACGGTATGCGCGGCATCACGTAAGGATTCCAGATTCCCCAGATCGTCAGGCTCATCCGAAGAAGCCGCAGGCGCAGCAGCGTCCTCCGGCACTGACGCGATGAATTCCGCGAACTTGGCCTCGCGTGCGGGGCGCTGTAGTTCTTCGATGGGGTCAGACTCATCCCCGCGCACGGCCGGGGCGATTTGGGGAGTGGCAGTCTTGCAGTCCTGCTTGGTGAATGTGGCGCTGCATCCTCGGCAGCGATAATCCAGTTCAGGGCAATCGCAATTCGGACAAGCAGTGCGCTCAGGCACCGCATCGGCAGTGCGCTTGGATTGGTCCCATTGAGCGCCGCAATCGTTGCAGTTAAGCCACGACAATTCGGAACCAGTCAATCGCGATGATCCACAACAAATACACTTCATGGCTTTCTCCTAACTATCCAGAGGCCAAACAAAGAAATCAAACAGAACAAGATCGGCCACAGGGCATTGAGCAAGTGTTGCATCGGCGAAAATCTCCCACAGCTCAGAATCAGAATAGGCGCTCACGGCAACAGCACTTCCGCAGGGGCTTGGTTCATGGTTTCCTCCGGCACATCGCAATGTCGATTTCGCGCTGGAACAGGTAGTCCATCGCGCCCAGGCATTCGTGGTGTTCTTTGTACTCAGCGATCAGCCCCTCAAGATGCGCAATCTGTGTCGCGCAGCAGTCCATTGCGGCTTTGATCGGGTAAAGGTTCTCAGACATTTCAGGAACCACGCGCCTGTCGTTCGGATAGTACCCCTTCAATCCGTGCAAGGGGCGTGACGCACGCTCGTCTGTTAGGCGCTTCAATGCCTTGTCCAACTCTTGGCGGATGTGCCAAATAAATTCGCGCGGTCTTTGGTGCAGATACGTCAGACGCCAGTCGCTCACTTCCCTTCTCCTTCAGAAACCACGCGCCAGCCGTTGTGGCAGTCAGCGCATTCGCTGTCTTGTACCTTGCGCGACCCGAAATAACCTTTCCCGCCGCACGTCTCGCACTTCACCGCAACCTGGGCCTGGTCGTTGGCAAGGGCCAGCAGACCGGCGATGATGTCGGTCGCCACAATGCCGGCTACAGCGCATTGTTCGATCTTCCGGTTCTGCACGCCTGGCAGAAATATACGCAGGTACTCGGCAAGCACTCTGGACATCGAAGGAGTAAGCACGGCGGTCGGTTTGGTCATTTGAGGGACTCAGCGATTATGACGCGAACATATTGATACTGATGGATCCATCGCCACTGACGAGGGTGATAGAGGCGGAAGCGCATTGCGGATAGCTGTTTGGTTGTCGCAATCGTGTCCGGAATGAACCCGTCCTCGCCGACTTTGCCGATAGCGTAGCCGCGCAGACCGATCACATGTTTCATCTTTGTACTCATCATCCCTCCTTCGCCGCAGCCTGGGAAGCGGCGATCTTCATGGCATCACCTGCGGCATCACGTCATAGCCGACATAGAGCGGGTGGATTGGCGATCCGTCCCGGTTGAGCTTCAGTGCCAAGGGCTTAACGCCATGCTCCCTTAGGAACTTTAGCACCAGCGGCGCTCGTCCTGGATCAACCTGACCGGCGAACGAGCCCCAGCCGCAGTAATCAAGATGCGATTCGGCATCGTCCAAGGCTTCGCGCAATTCGGTGACGGCGCTTTCCAGATCAGCAATACGGTCGCACTCCGCCGCCCGTGCCTGCCGCTCGGCCAGCAGCGCACGGATCGCCTGCATCATTTGTGGGGCAGCGGCGACGAAAGCGGCGTCCGATTTGTAGTTCATCGCGCCCAAGGCTTTGCCGCTCTTGGTCAGCAGAACGAAGCCTTCAAACAGTTTGCGAGCGGAGGCAAACCACTCCTCTCGCGTCCTCGCCGAATCCAACTCCATCAGCCGCTCGATAAGGGCCTCGTCTACTTTGGGGGCGGTCATTCGTCACCTCTCGTAAAACACATACCTTCGCACCCGCAGTCCCCCAACGGATTGCCGCACTCCAGACCGTCGGCGAGTTCGGACAGCTCCTCTGCATCATGCACGCCGATCTTGTTCTCCAGGCTGACGACCATACGGCGCAGTCGCGCGCCCTCTTCCTTGCGCAGCTGCCGCATCGCGCCGAGTTCCTTTCGCACCAGCGCCAACGGATGCTTTTCGCAGGACTCGATGTGGCCCATCATGACGTAGCGCAGCAGGAGGCCGGGCATCGCGGGGATGACGGTCTCGCAGTAGACGCAGTAGCAGGCGGATTGGTCGAGGGTTGTCACTTTAATCTAACTCCGATGTAGATGCGCTCGCGGTACGAGATCTTAGGCGAGGTGTCGCGCAGCCACCAACTGGCAAAGCACTTGGTGCACTGGTGCGGATAGAAGTAAAAGCCTGGTCTGCTGTCGTCGTGGTATGCGCTGCCGACCGCAGCATAGTTGTACTGGAGACGACCGTTGCAGGGCGGTTCGCACAGGTGCCACTCTTGGAGCGTGTCGACTTTGACCTGTTCGATGTTCATGTTCGCCTCACTTCGTTCGGGAGCGGTCCACAACGATTTCCTGCGTAAATCGCTGCGGCCTGCTCGTTGCCTCTACGATCCGATTCAGTATCCGATCCGCGCACGTCCTGCACTGCGGACGCTTGCGCGGGCCGATGCGCTTGGCGAGCATGGATGCTGGGCGGTAGAGCCAGCACCAGCAGCAGAGGAACTCATTCGCAAGGGTCATAGGGCAGCTTCTTCAGTTCATGCAGGGAGAAACAGACTACGGCGACTCGCCCAATCCGGTGGTCCTTCGGCTTGATCTTGATCTCCTCGCCGTAGTCTTCCATATAACCTGTGCGCTTTCGTATCCATACACCCCGCTCCCAGGCACGCAGCGCGCACTTCGCAGCGTGCTCCGACTTGAAGAAGCGCGGACCCCAGTAGCCGCCACTCTTGACTGGCTCGTCGTTCGTGAACCCGCGGCCACGTCGCGCCGGCATATAGTAGCCGGTAGAAGGTTCGCGCAGTGCGTACGTTCTCACAGCTTCACGCCGCAGAACGGGCAGAACGTGGCGAACAGCATCTTCGGCTGACCGCGCTTCTTGGCGTCGATCTTCGACGTGCAGACCGCGATGCGCTGCGGAGCATCGCCAGTGAAGGAGAATATGGGCTGCAGCTCCGTGTTGTATGGGGCGAGCAGGGTGTTGATCTTGGTGATGCAGTCGGTGTGGTTCATCGTATTCTCAGCTTGGCGCCGATGTAGATCATCTCTGGGTCGGCGATCATGTTCCTTTGGAGCAGCAGCGCCACCGACACACCGTAACGCTGGGCGATGCTCGACAGTGTGTCCCCGTACTCAACGACGTGGATGCTGGGTGTCACATCGGGCTCGCTCACCTCGCGGATCTCCATGAAGTGCGTCAGGTTGTACACCGATCCGCCGCTCTCCACCCAGCCCATCACCGATCCCTTGTCGGCGTGCTTGCCGGACTGCTCGACGCGGTGCGGCACGGCCCACCAGACGTGGCTCATCGAGCCGGCGGCGTTGCGCGCGTTGAGGTTGTTGGTGACCAGGACGGCGCACGTCGCCTCGGCGTTCGGGTCCATGCCGTTGACGGTCTTGCGGATCGTGGGCCAGTGGGTGGCGAAGGATTGCCAGGTGTTCATGCCGGCACCTTCTGCAACGCTTCTTCGCGCAGCATGTCCGCGTGCTCGAATGCGGCAACAACATCCTCCCGAGCCTCTGGCAGGTGCCCATACGACACGGCGTAGTCCTGCGCTGATCTGGCTTCGACAAGCGCTGTACGCAGCAGGGTCTTCTGCTCGATGAGGTCGTTGATCTTGGCTGATCCCTGAGTCATCAGTGCAGCGGCAGTGCGCTTGTAGTCACGTAGTTCCTTGAGTTCTGCCTCCTCCGGCGAGACCATCTTAGACATCGTTTCAATATGGGCGATGGCCTCATCAACCTGTGTGACCGCAGCGCGCACGACGGTCTCGGTCGAAGACCCCGCGGGCAAGCACGGGTCGGACATGTCCATCGCGTCCCTGGCCACTGTCAGGGCCTCCAGGATGAGTTCCTTGTTCATACTTCCTCGTGCTGCGTTGTCGTGACGCTGTTGTTGAGCGTGTCGCACACGCCCCAGAAGAAGCGGCTGAGCCTACGGCGCACGGCGTAGTCGACCTTGGGACAACTGAATTCGAGGATCTTCAGGACTGTGTCGCATTCACGGAAGGTGGTGGTGACGGTGGCCCAGGGTTCATTCTCCTGCTCGGCCCACTGGAACACAGTCCGCCAGCCCCACAGGAAGCCGCCGCATTCGGCGGACGCCTTGCACTTCGCGTCGTAGTGCATCGAGGCGCAGGTTCGGATGGCTTCGACCTCGGCGAGCGTGAGGGTAATGAGGGCGCTTGGGGATTGGTGGAGGGAGTGGAAGATCATCAGTGACAGCCTCCGCCGGGAGTACATACGCGGCATGGGCCATACTCGCCCACGTTGCCCCGGAGGCTTGGGCGAAGCGCGCCGCACTCAGGACACTGGCGCCTACGCGCTACTTCCGCCCGTGCGAGCTTCTGGGCGATGCTGAGGGGCGCGGCACGACGCCGGATATTGTCCTTCCATCTTGTCACGCTCATGGTTCGAACCCCGGCTGCAGCTTGTAGTCGTCGGAGACGACCTTGTAGAACCGTGGAAAGTTGTCCGCGGCCGGGTGGCTGTTGAGGGCAGCGCAGATGCGATCGGCGTAGTCCTTGTCGTAGATCGAGAAGCCGAGCGGGTAGTCGCCCACTTGCAGGAACTTCTCGTCGGGGTAGTCGCCGCCGTGGTTGTCGGTGTTGACGATTTTCACGCCGTCACCTCGTCCCGCATGCACACCGACAGCAGCTCGTCGAACCAGGGCTCGCCGTCCAGCTGATCGTCGCTGGAGAATTCGGCGTGCGCTTTGCCGATCACGACCGAGCCGAAAAAGCGGCCGTTGACGACGTTGTAGAGGAAGCGGCCATAGGCGTTGCCCTTGTTGAATGTGACCGCGATATGGTCCCATCCGGCATCGTAGCGCGCGGTGTCGGTCGCCCAGTTGCGCTGGGCGCAGGCGGTGAGGAACTCGACTGTGGTGGCGTGGCGGGTGAATAGTCGTGTCATATCGGGGTGCTCCTGCGTTCCTTTTCTGTGTGTGGTGTCACTATGTCATAGTGACAACGGGAGTGTCAACTGTTACGACGACGCCGAATCTCGCTGATCGACAGGCCCAATCGCTGCGCTTCCTGGCGTACGGTCTCGTATACGTGACGTTCCTGCGGTGCGACCTTGTCGTTATGGGCACCAGACCGCAGTTGCTGGAACGATGAGCAGACGAACGGTCAGTCATGGACGCGGCACCAATTCAATGAATTTTGGTAGTTCCCTGGCGAGCGCAATGTGTTCTTCGCTCATCCCCGGCATCTTCCAGTCTTTCTCCTGCTGGCCATAGATACGCCACAGATATACTACCTTGTCGAACACTTCGTGGCCGCCGAAATCCTTGATGATCGACAGCCTATCGGCGTAGCGTATTTCGGGCTTCTTGGCGCGCTTGTAGTCGTAGCTGCCCCACACCTCGAACACCGTTCTTGGATGGCCCAGGCGCATCTTACGCATGCGCCACCAGAGACGCGCGTAGAGTTCCGGCGTCATACCCGATGGACCGCAATAAATGCAGCCACTGTGGACCGCGTCCTGGCCCCATGTTTCGTTGTCATATTTATGAGCCGCACTCATCGTCTGCATAATCTCAACCTCTTGATATGTAAAAGCCGTTCTTGCAGTCGTCGAAGACCATGTTGCCGATCGGTCTGTCGCACAGCATCAACCGGCCCTTGTACATGTGCGCCACCAGGCGGCATCGGCTCGCGAACTTGGAGAATCGGATATGGTGAAAACTCCCCTCCCAGTTCTCAGAATGCGCGTTGAGCCACTGGATATCCTCGTAGAAGGTGTCGCACTCCTGCTGAAACTCGCCGCGGGACAAGTCCTGCCCGTCCCCCTTCATCTTCTTGCCGCCGCCCAGCGTGAATAGGGCGTAGTGCTGGGTCATCTTCTGGGCGAAGTACTCAAAACTGATCGACGTGGCAAACTCGTAGTCGGGATCAGGACGCGGCGGTGTCATGTTCTCGCGCTGGTCCTGCAGCTTCTTGAGGCGCTTGCCCAGGCCGCCGTCGGTCTGCTGTAGGTAGAGCGGAGCGTGCGGCGCCTTGTAGAAGCCTAGCCACGCGTGATTCTCGGTCTTGCGGCGAAAGCTGTACATCGTGTGGATGCCGCCAGTAGCATCAGGATCGGCGTGCTGGCAGCTGTCGATCACGTCCCTGATCCGGACGTCGGTAAACTCCTCGGACAGGTGAAAGTAAGGGGGCATATGCTTGCGCCGCCGCTTGTCCGAAAGCCACGCGCCCAGCTCGAAGCGGCTACCGCAGCAGGCTATCGGCTTGCTGAGCGTGATGGGGTCGGTATGGCGGTCAAGCACTATGTGCATCTCTACGATGTCGTTATGGCCAATGCGCAGGTAGTACTCGGGGCTGACGCGGAAGAAGTGGCGCTCCTTGTTGCCGGCTTCCAGTTCCCTCCACGAAAAACAGTGCTGGTTGCCCAGTAAAACGAAGGGGTGGCGCACCCCGCGGCGCTTGTCCGTCATCTCGCCGCTATACTTGCACGGCATCATGCCGGGCGCCATCCAGGATGTCATGCTGCGAGGATCGGCGCCCTGCACCAGAAAATGGTCGTAGGCGTCGCGCGCCGGGAAGAAGAAGGCAGCGTCCATACGGTGCCACAGGTGCGCCGGACGCACAGCTTTAACGATGAACAGCTTGCTGTGCGCGGTCTTGGGATCGACCAGGAACACGGTGAAATTGTGGGGCTCGTTGTGGGGCTGTTTGAAGTGGGCGCCATGCGGGGAGTTCTGGAGGCGCTCGTAGTCCAGGAACTGCTTTTCCTCGGTTCGCATCGTCTTGATGGCGTCGCGCCGAATGTTGCCCTGGCGCTTGACCTCGGCGATCTCGTTCCTGCGCCGCGCGTCGACGATGGTGTCATCCTGTGGAATCCATACGGCAGGAACGCCGGGCGCCCACTCGATAGGCTGGGCCAGTTCGGGATCTTCGTGCAGGAGCGACTCCGGCTTGCTCAGGAAGACCGCGCGGTAGGGCAGGCGGGTTCGCTGGATAGCGGGGCATTGCTGGGCATCGGTTTGATCGCGATGCAGCCTGCCGCACTGGAGGAGGTCGGAACGCAGGTGGGTGCAGGCAGGCGAGGGGTCAGTCATCGAATGTGGGCGGCGGACAGGGCGTCGGCTCGCGCGTGGAACTGACCCTGCCAGCCAAGCCGGCGTTCGCTCCTACCAGGTGCCACACAGGACCGAGTGGACCCTTGATCGGCACACCATCAATGGTGCAAACCTTTCCCCTCTTGATCAGCCCCACCAGAAAGCCCTTGTGGTCCTCCAACTTGGATAGGCACAGCTCGGCGCGCTGGGTCGAATTATGACGATGGGAGCAGGTTCGGCCGTCCGGGTTGTAGACGGTATACACCTTGTCGTCTTCGTCAGTGGTATGGGGAAGAAGACTCTTGTATTTCACGGCTGTGTGGCCTCGGGAGCGTGCTGCAGGTAGTAGTCCACTGCGACCATCAGCATGTTGGAGACAGGGCGGTGCTGGCGTGTGGCCAGAAAAACGATGCGCCCGTACTGATCTTTGGGGAGGGTTATCGAGCATTGCTGCGTCGTTCGGTTCTTGTCGTTCGGCTGTTTTATTGTCATTGGCTGAGTAGTGCCTGTATGGATTGACCTGTGTGGATAGTACTAGCGTTGTGTGGAGTCAGCAAGGGATTATGAGAGTTGAGCCCAACTGGTAACATCGTGGTGCCGGGTGGTGTCTGTTGTGGGCTGGAATGAATCGCGGCCCACTTGGCTGGACTTGAGGTCTGTGTTTTGGTCGCTCTATACACGCAATGTGTGGCGATGTCAAATCTCGGTCGAAAAGGTCACTTGCAGGTTTTTCCTCGGGCAAGTGACAACAATTTAGGGCTCTAAATCCTATATAAATAAGGCGTCGGAGAGATCGTGTGGGCTAATACGCAGACGAAGTGATTGCTTGGAAATTTTTTTTTCCAAGCGACTACAATGACTGCGTATTAGCCCAGACTGTCCTACTTACCCCTTATTTATATAGGATTTAGAGGTAAGAAAGGTTAATAAATACCGGAGGAAAAAGTCTCCTAAACAGTGTTCAATTAGGGGGTTGTCGTAAATTGTTCCTTAGATAGGAAAAGTGCCGGTTTTTGTTTTCTTATACCGTGTTGGAATAAAAGAGGCTGATTTTAAGTGTTTCCGATGGGCGGTAGGTGGAGTTGGGCGGCTGTATACCTGGGCGAGACCCTTTCGGTTGACAGGATTGTGGGCTGTCAACTTATTAGAGGGTGATTCGGTTGACAGGAAAGTGGCGCGGGAAAGATGGGGTAACTCGTGGAAGCCGAGGTCGGGGCTAAACCCATCGGTTTGTCATCGCGGACGCCCGCCCGAATCGCTAGACTGGGCCAATGTCAGCTCAACTTTTGCGAGATCCGACGCGCCCCGGCGCCAAACAGGCCGTCGATAAGACGAAAGTCTTCGTTTGGCGCGGTCAAAAGAAGTTCACGAACGACCTTAAGGTCCAGTTTTTGGAGGAGTTCGTGCGATCCGGGCTCATGTACGAGGCCGCGGAGAAAGTCGGGGTGACTGGCGCCACGATCATGAGCCACGCGAAGGAGGACGAAGCCTTCGGCGCCGCCTACGAAGAAGCAAAGCAACTCTGCATCGACACAACCCTAGTCAAAGAAGCCAGGCGCCGCGCACTCGAAGGCACCGACAAACCGCTGATCGGAGGCCGCAATAAAGACGAGATCATCGCCTACGAGAAAATCTATGATTCTCGGCTGCATGAACTGCTGCTGAAGGCGTCACGTCCCGAAGAGTATCGCGAGAACGCAAAAGCAGGCATCAATATCACCGGAGGCGTGCTTGCTTTGAGCGCTCAGCCGATGCAGTCCAGCGACTGGGAAAGGACCATCGATCGTAGCGGAAACATCATCGAAGGCAGCGCCATCGATGTGACCACTGGCCAGCAAACGGCAATCGATATTACGCCGCAAGCGGCGCCCATCGAGTCACCACAGAGCGCAGATCCCGCGGCAGCGACTGGGCTGAAGCGCAAAAAGCGTATCCGGCATGGCGGATAAGCGTATCCGGCATGGCGGATAAGCGGATGCTGCACAGTTAAAGCCTAAAACTGTGCAGATCGTCTCAGGTGAATCTAATTCACCTGAAGTTTTCGGATGAATCTAATTCACCTGACGACCCTGCGTGAAATCTGAGCGACTCGCGGCATCCCAAACCGCCAGAAAACGAGAAAGGCCCACCGACAAAATCGGCAGGCCCCTGAAAAAACCGCGCTACAGCCTTGGATGGACTCAACGCGCCGGATCAATTGGGCGTAGAGCGAAGCAGCGCGGCGAAACGGTCACTTCATGAGATTCGACGTAAAGCGCAGGTAGTCACCTGGGCAATGCACACTCCTCGCCTATCAAGGCACTGTTAGAAATAGAAGTTACAGCGCTACTCGGGGTAAGTCCCATCCTCCTTTTGCACGTTGCGGTAAGCGCCAGGCGCAAGGTAAGCGATGCGCCATATCAACGCGGACACCAGCGCCACATACCCACCAGCAACCCACAACAGAACATCGGCGCTCATGACACTTCATCCGCAGGCGCAGTCACCAAGTCGCAGAACGCTGCAGCCTCGTCCCGATCCAGGATCAGCGACACATCATCCGCGAGCGCAAGCCGCTGCGCTTCATCGGGCACATGGCGCCGGATCGATTCGGCGATGTGGACGAGGACAACGGCCGGTACGTTCATGACGCTAAGCCCTCAATGATGCGGATATTCAATCCGCCGCAAAAAATCGCATAGTGGTGCGCACCGCGGCGCTCGATGTGTCGGCCAGCTCGGCGAGCCATCCGGATGCACAGTGCGATCGCGCAGCGTGGACAGATACGCTTGTCGCAACTGCCGTGGTCGTGGTAGGCGAAGCGCAGCTTGCTGTTCATTGGGCAAACTCCCTTAGGTGCAGCGGTGATCAGTATGGGACGAAGTGACGTACAGCGCTAGGCTAGATGAACACCGCAGTTGTATTATCCAGCCCTTCCCGATGCAGCCGCTTCTCGGTGCTGAGCGGAATCTCGTGCAGATGCACCGACCCGCGATCATTCGGCCGCTTGCGCCGCATCGGCGCGAACTCGAAGTTCGGCGCTCGCTGCGTGCGGACGGTGCTGGACGGCATGCCTGTGTAGGCGTGGCCGCTGGACATGCCGCCGCGGGCGTGCGCGGAGAAGGATAAGACGAGGCAGAGCAGGAGGATATTTTTCATGGCTCAGCCGTAGCGCGGAAAGCTTATTTCGTTATCGCTGAATGCTAGCACCTTGCCGGTGTTGCGCAGCGTGACGGTCCAGTCGCCATCTTTTTGCGACACGACGAAGCCCAAGCCGTACTGATTCGACGCCTGATTCATGCGCAGTTTGGTAGTCATAGTGCGCCAGCCGCCAGTGCGCAGTGTGATCTTGTCGGCGTTGAAGCTGACAACGGCCGTCTTGTGATAGGTGACGTGCGTCACCTGGTCAACGGTGCATACTGCGGTGTTGGTGCGGCCGAGGGCGTTTTGGCGTGACATGGTTTGCGTTTCCTTTTCTGTGTTGGTGACTGTGCGTATAGAATAATGTCGTTTTGACAGTGCGTCAACTACCGTTTATCAGCCTACGATCCGCCCGAATACGGATAGCCTCCCATTGGCGTGCTCGTGCGGAGAAGTACAGGGAGGCGTTCCTGTTGCCGATCCTGGCCGCGCTGCTGGCATTGATGAAGCAGCGCACACGTTCGGACGCGGCGCGGTCTGACAATGTGGACAACTGAATAGCACGATGCGTGTTCATCCCTGCACCCCAATCGCCTCAAGAAACGCTACCAATCCCCCATCATAATGCCGATGCACCCCGCGCGTAATCTCCATCGACTTCGTCCGACTCAAGATCCGGCCAGTCACAGTCCTTGATCCATTCGCGGGCTTCGGTGAGGCTGGCGCCTTCCAGTACTTCAAGCTGGATCTTCATGGCGCGTTATCCGGCACAACACTAGCCGCAAAGACGAAGCGGCCAGTAGTCAGAAAGATGATGCCGCTGGCGCCGATGCGCGCGACGACTCCGGTTTTCACTTCGCCATACGAAATGTAGCGGATCGTCTGGCCGGGTTCGTATTTCATGCTGTGTTCCTCGTTCTTAAACCGTGGCCTATTGTCGAATTAACAACACAGAGAGTCAATGTTAGATTCGGACAATGTTTCAGCGCAGCTCGATTGTCGCTTTCACTTCACCGTCAAATTGCTTCATCAGCTCCGGATCTTGCGCGCCCCACACGATGACGCCAGCTTTCGGATCGGTCGGACACGCATCGCCTTTGACGCGCGACCAGCAGCTGTACATATCTTCGTACCGCGGCATCGGCAAGACGTAGACCGCGCCGCGCGGCCGTATGTCGACGATGGCGCGGCGTGTACGGTCCTGGTGCTGGAGCAAGACCAGGCTTTTGCCGATCGATAGGCCAGCGTCGAATTTGATGCGCTGTTCTAGGGTGCGGTTCATGCGTGCACCAGCCCATCGTCGCCAACATACAGGTCGACGCTACCATACACTTTCGCCGCATCGCTAAGCGCATCGCCGACCGGACCATAGCCGCGATCCCAAAAGCCAGCGCCGTGGCCATTGCGCGTCAGCCAGAAATCATGCGCGTGCTGATCCAGCCCCGCGCCAGTCTCGCGCAGCTGGCGACGATTGGCGCGGAAGAAATCGGCGCAGTCGTCGCGCATCTGCTGCAGCGTTTCCGGCGCTATATCGTCTTCGTTGCGGCCATCGTCCAGCGGCGTGCAGTCTTCGCCATCGGTGCTAGACCACAAGGCAGCGCCGGCATAGTGGCGGATGATGTTGCCGCGTGTGAGGTTTTTCATCGTGTTGATCCTTGACGTTTGATTTTGGCGGAGCGGAGCGACGGGATAACAGCGAACGAGCGGAGAATCTACTCCGCTACATCGGCAGACAGCGCAGCGTGGAACGTATCCGCGATGTAATCCTTGATCTCGTTCCGATTGCGGCCAGAAATGCGCAGCTCGAATCCATGCACCAGCGATGCGCGAACAGTGACGTTATGATCGGTCCAGCCGACATAGCCTGAATCGTCCATATGATGAAACGGGGCGATGAACACCAGCCTATCCGCCGTTGTCTTGTCCCAGTCGATCTTTGTTGCGCTGTCGAATCCGCTACCGGACGGAAGATGATCGCGGACAATCTGGTCGGCATGATCCTGGTGCTTGACTACCCATTCATGCCAGCGGCCATGATCGTTACGTGCGGCGCAGCTGGTGCGCGCTTGCACTGCGGATGCTATGGCTTGGTACACTTTCTTGGTTGTCATTTGTTGATCCTTGTTTGTTGTTGGCGTTTAGACGATTACTACCATTCAAACACTGTGCAGACAGGTCCGCACCGTGACACATTGCAGTCGTGCGCGCGAATCGCTGCCATCGTGCGCGCATCATCCTGCTTGCGACGTGTTGATGCCCACATGATCGGCGCGGCACCGTTCTTGAGTTCGGTGCAACGTGCGCATCCGTCGACCTTGCGGCCGAATACTACAGGGTGATTGTGTGGTGTGGTCATGGCGCTGTGTGTCCTGTTAGCGATTGGCGTTGCGGCGCAGCTGGCGTGCAGCCTGCAGCTTGTTCAATGCCTCGTAGTGGCTGTCTGCTGCGCGTGCGTCCATGACCAGAACGATGCCGCAGAACACTGCTGCTACTAGGATGATGAGGAGCATTGCGATCATGGTATGTCTGCCTGGCGTTGAGTGACTGTGTGCCTAGTATTGTCGATTCGACATACAGCGTCAAGCACTAGCCGACGAACGGTAGGCATGTTGTCGAAATGACCGTTCGTCGGATTATGCTTGTCATATCGACATATTTATGATATACTGACGTGCCGACACCCCCTATGGCCCCGGTGACTCGTTTTTGGACCCGGCGCCGCGCTCCCCTCGACCCCCGCCGTACAACCATCCACGATCAGTGCCGCAAAAAATAAAAAATGTCGCCTTGACAAGTACCCCAATCCCAAACGATACTCCTCATACGCATTCCGGTGCCAGACATACGACCATGATCAGGTCGTAGTTATTCGAGACCAGTGCAGCGTGGTCCCGGCTACACGGGACACACCCTAAACACTATTGGAGCCAGAACCCAATGAGCAAAGAACAGGTAGCAAAGCTGATCGACAAGGCCGCTACGGCGGAAGACTCAAACGACGCCATGAAGTTCTCCCAGGCGGCGCTCAACGCGGCGAACGCGATCATCACGATGAAAGAAGCGGAACGCGTGAAGAGGGATTGACATTTCGCCATATTAGCGATAGCATTAAACCTCCGACCATCAGCTAGACGGAAGGGACAGTTCCTACCAGGAACTGTCCGCAACCGAGACGCGTTCAGGTAGCTAGACGTAGCGATCCAGGACCAACGCTGATGGAACGAGCCACTCAGCGCTACCCGCCTGCCCAAAGCACGACTTACGGCTGGAGGAAAAAGGCTCTCGCTTCGGCCCTGCGCTGCTTCAAGTAAGGTGGTGGACGGCGTGCCGTCGCGACCATCAGCGAGATGCCATTGATCACCGAAGATCCTCGTCGGCCCCGCAAGGGGCCTTCGTTGTTATTGGGCCAAGTGCAACCGAATTTTCCAAAACGCGATCAACCTGAAAGCGCTGTTTCCATTGGGCAATTCGGCGATACGAGTCATCGCCGTGCAAGTTAATACTGAGCGGTAAACGTCATCCCCTCGCTCCGCTCGGCCCAAAGACAAACAAGACCAGCCCCTCACTCTACATCCCATACCCATCGTCTTTAGCGACAACCTTCCGCACCACAGTAGCCGCCCCACTCACCGTCACGACGAGCCCCTCAGACTCCATCGCCTAGATCATCTGCCGCGGCGTCACCAGAGATCCACACAAGTACCCAGTCTCCCGCATGGCGTTGTGCATGCGGTTGAGGACTCGCGGATCGATGGGGTTGGGCATGATGGATACGAACGCTGCGTACGGGACCGGACACAGCGAAGGGTAACACAAGCCGATGATCGGCGAGGTGGTGGTTAGACAGGCAGGTCACGGCGTTCTCCAGGGTGGCAGCAATCATCACCCTGCGCTCAGCGCATGCGCCGTGTCTGGGCGCTACCGTACGGGGTGCCCCATCGCACCAACGGTGTTACGATGCACGCATGTACGAGATAGACATCGACCACGTCGACCTCCTTCACAACTGTGTCGTCCTGGCGACTGGCGAGCACGTCGAGATTACAGACATGATCGCGGAGGACGGCGAACTGACGGTCGACGCTAGGGAGGCCGTTGTAGTTGTTGGGCAGATGGCGAGCGGCCAGTGGTTGGCGGCGCAGGTAGTAGCGGAAGACGGAAAGCCTTCGCTACAGTAGATTGGGCGCTCTCTTCACAGCCAAGTTGAACACATGATCCAGCAGCTGCCGATGCGTGGGCAACGCATGCAGCCTGCCGAACGTCGGATGCTCGTACCACTTCTTCAGCGGATCTTTGATCGAGACGTAGGTGGCGAAGCCGTAGGAGAATAGCTCAGGCTCGGTAATGGTTGGCGTGATCATTCGTCGATACCCCCGCCTTCGTACGCGGTGACACCCTCGGTGTAGCCGAGTTCGTAAGCCGCATAGAACGCCTCCCGCGTGTAAGATCGAACGCCCTTGTCGATGGCGTCCCACATGATCACCTGGTTGCCCTTGGGCAGCGTCTTCATCCAAGCGAGGAAGGCCGCGTCGATCTGTGCGGTGTGCGGGCCGTTCATGGGCGAACCCACAGACCGAAATCTTCTTCATCGTTCGTCATTTTCTCACTTCGTTCGGTTCGTCAATTGGGCAGGTGGCGACGATAATCTTCACGATCCCCACACCCGATACGAGTCCGGTCGCTACCGCAGACAACAACGCGGCGGCGTAGTGGGCGTGGACCCACAGACAGACACTCATATCCTATTCGGCGCCTCATTCTCGCGCAGCTCGAACATCTTCCCCTCGTAGCACCCCGCGCACACCATCTTGGGCGCGCGGTCCCACAGGCGCAGCTCCCGCATCGCGTTCAGCTCGACCCATCTGCCGCACCCGGGGCAAGGACACGGCATCTCCATGTCCTCGGGGTCTTCGTCTTCGTCGTGCTGCGATCTCATGCTCGCTTCTCCACCACCCTGTGTATCTGCAACCCCTTCTCCGGCCCGCATCCCTGCGTGCGCAGGACAGCGTCGTAGAAGTGGTACCGACCAGCACGATCCACATCGTTCGTGTATCCGTTGCCGTCAGCCTCCCAGTACTTGCCCCACTGCGTCGAGTAGATCACGACGATCTCGTTCGCGGTGCAGGGAGGAGTGGGCAATGACACGTTCATGGAAACTTCCCCTTGCTGGCTCGCGCATAGTCGAAGCACTTCTTGATCGTCTGCTCGGCGCTTTCCTTGCCGCACTCCAGGTCGTTGATCACGCGCAGCGACTGCTCGCTATGGAAGCTCTTGAGCGCCAGGTACATCCGCGCCCAGTCTCGCTCGAAGGGGGATGTCGATGGGCCGGGATCGGCGAAGGGTCCGGGCCACTTCTTGACGTTGGGGCTGCGTGAGTGGATCGGCATGCGCTATGCCCTCACTTCGTTCGGTTCAATAAACGGCCACCTCGGCCCCATCCGCACCCCGTCGACCAGCACCGACCGCGCGAACCATATCTCGTAGTCGGTATCGGCCATCCCTTTGGGCAGGTCGTCCTCATAGATGAGTCCCGCGTCAAGGTGCCCCTGCTGCATTGCCTTGGCCAAGCCAAAGTCCCGTGAGATCCAGAACAGCTCGCAGTGCAGGCATCGAACGCCAGGCGTGCCTATGACGCCAGCGCCGCGGCAGGCGGTGCAGTTCGGGTGTGGGCCTCGGTACGGTCTCACTCCACCCACTCCTGCACCGGCAACGTCGGCGCATACCCGCGCATCGCCGCGATGGTCCTCTCGACCTGCGCCAGCGACGCCTGGTACGCGGCGTTCTCCATCTCGCGGATCGTGTTATTGATGAACAGCGCCTGCGCCGACGTGACGTTGGCCAGGGTGAAGCAGATTTCCGGGTCGAAGCGCGAGTTGAACTGGGCGACGCGGGTATCGGAGTTGTAGGTGTAGAGGGTGAGGGTGGTCACTCGCCCGTCCTCACGATGATCATCTCCCCCGTTATAGTCCGCACCAGCTTCTCGCCCTTATACAGCACCGGAAACTCCTCCGGCCAGCGATGATCACGGCTCATGTCCTGCTCGTATGAGATGTGGTCGATCTCGCGCTGCTGCGGCTTACCATCGACGATGACGGTGACAGTCTGGGAAGTCACGCCGAAGATCCTGCGTCTCGCAACCCCTCCGGATAAAGCGCCGTCATGAACCCCTGCGCTACCTGACACGATCCCATATCGTCGGCGCAGTCGGCGCACGAGGACATGTGCGAGATCAGGTCCGACTGCTGCCCGATGACGTCCTGCGCATCGGTAAGGATGCCGTGCGTCGCGTCGAGCGTGACGTTGTGCATGGGCTTGCCGGGCGTGTAGGTCTTGGCGTACTGAGCGAGGAGGGTCTTCATGCGGGAAGACAGGGCTTTGACGGAGGCTGTCATGACGTACACCACCGATAGACCAGTTCGATCACGAGGCCGCACAGGATGCCGGCGACGAAGGGGTGCTTGAGGAGGAAGGGGTAATGGGCTTGACGGTCGCTGGTCACGCCTTCTTCTCCACGTAGGAAACACGTTTTTCGAGCCCCAACGCGTCGAGGATCTTCGGTCCCGGCTCCAGCTTGCCGCGCAGGACCACACTCAGGTAGTTGTTGCTGATGCCCATCTCCGCGGCGACCACCTTCTGGTTGCTGCCAGCGCAGCGCCTCTTCAACTGGGCAACAAGTGTTTCAAGGTTCATGAGGGAACGTTATACAGGCAATTGATTACCGATGCAAGCCGTGATAATCTCGTCCCATGTCCTCCATCACCGCCACCCAGCGCCGCCGAATCCTCGAACGGGACGGTCACCGCTGCCTGAAGTGCGGATCGCGTGCGAACCTGACGATGGACCATGTGATTCCGCAGGCGAAAGGCGGTCATAGCTACGACGTCAACGTCCAGACACTCTGCCTGGACGACAACAATGCGAAGGCGGACGACATTGCGTACTACGGCAGAGACTCAAAGGTCTTTGAGATGATCGAGTCGTACCACGAGGCGCGAAAAAACTGCAATTTCGGCAATAAGTACGACCCCAACAAGATTGATCGGGCTCGGCGGCATGCGGAAGAGGTCGTTCGGCAGAACAAAATGATGAACGGTCGTTGAAAAACCGGATTTTTAGTGTTATTTTGCCAGTGCGGACGTGGCGATCACGAAGAGATCGTCAGGGACGCACTCAGAAAAGGAAAAAGGAGCAAAGTTGATGTCCGAAACCCCCATTCCCATGATCCTCTACTGCCCGAACTGTGGCCGTCAACACATCGACGCGCCGGATGAGGCGAAAGGGTGGAGTAACCCCGACCACAAAAGCCACGCCTGCCCCTGTGGCTGCACCTGGAGGCCAGCAGACGTCTGCACGACCGGCGTCGCGGCGATCAAGACCTGCGGCAAGAACGACAACTGGATATTCGACGAGTTGGTGCCGGCGAATATCGCTCAGCGCAAGCCGATCACCGACCTGGACGCGGTCGGTACTCACGGGTATAAGGCGACGGTGGAGAAGTGGAAGTGACCGCCGAAGACCAAGTCCGCGACCTACTATTACCTCAGTTCCGCGTCGGCGATGAGGTGCTGAAGGCCAAGCGCGCTCCGACCACCGACGGCTACTACTGGTTCAAGGGCTCAATCGAAGGACGCAAGCCGGACAACTGGCACATCGTCTTCCACGACGGCAGCATGGGGAGAGCCTACATCACCGTGACGGGCATGGACATGACGTACGACACGGTGGACTGCGAAGGGCTGTTCATTGGACCTCTGTCCAAACCAACAAACTGAAGGATACCGATCAAGATGAGCGAAAGAGACGACGAGATGCGCGTAGCCGCGAAGGAGTACGCCGCGATCACTGCTGAACTGAACGCGATGGACGAGAATATCAGCGCGTTGAAGCGCCGCCGCGACGAGAAAGTGCGCGACCTCAATCTGCACGCCAAGACCCTCATGCAGCACGTCGGCCGCAACATCGACGAGTTGCACATTCGTGTGGAGGATGAGATGGTGCACGTCAAGTGGCATGCGGAGCAGGGGCCGAGCGTGCGCCTGGTGAAGGTGATCTGACGTGTCGATGCCCAACGAACACGAGATCCGCATGCTATGCGTCGGTGGTCCGCTGGATGGGCAGCGATACGTCGCGGACAAGCGGTATCAGATGGTTGCGCTGCGTGTGCCAAAGCCAGTATCCATCGATTTCGACCCGCAGTACTCGCCCAGGAATGTCGCCACAGAGAACACCGACATGGCGGTCTACGCCGTTACCTCGGTTCGCACCGATGTCCAGTCAATCTACTTCCTGCGCATCGCCACCATGACGATGGTCGATTCAATCTGTGTGTTGCTGAATCGGTATCCCGGTCAATGATCTGCACGCGCACCAACACCGAGTGCCCGACGCCGAATGCCTGTCCGAAGCATAGGCTCGTGGTGTGCCCATTGAGGTTCGAGCTGCCGCCATGCGATCAGGTCGAAGAGAAGTGCGTGCTGCACAGCATGTGCCCTGCGGGAACGGGCGACCCGGAGATGATTGCGCTGCTGCACGCGGAGGAACAGGAGTGGGCGAAGAGGGACGACAAGACGCTGGATTCGTGCCGGAGCCGCTTCAACAACAACGGCAGCTTCAAGGGTTACTTACCCCGCACTCCAGAGGAAGAAGTTGAGTGGCAGAAGTTGCACTACGGCAACTTCGACTTGTCCGAGGACAAGTCAAGTAACCAACGCTTGTCGGAGCGCGAGTTCGCTGTCCGCGATCTTCTGCTCGCCAACGACAAACTCGGTTCCTGGATGAGCGCCGCGCTGGAAGATCCTGCGTCGTGCGCCGAGTTCAAGGCGGACATCAAGAACTGGATGAAGGCCGATCAGGAAGCGCGCAAGGTGTTTGGGCTATGATGAAGAGATCGAACACAGTCCGTTTTGACAGAGCAGTGTGGGCAGCGGGCATGCTGCCCCAAAGCCGAGAGCCCCGCGAGGAAGAAGCGCCTTTGCGGGGCTCTCGTTACGGCACGCTTTCAGGCTCTGATATGCCCAGGGCATCATCGCGTTCAAGATGCTTTCGTAGCCATTCTTTGGTCATGAACGATAGGTCCGGTCCGCGTTTCTTGCAGGGACACTTCACCGCAGCCCCGCAAAATCCAAACCAGCCGCTATCGCCGCAGCGCGGGCATACCGGACAGCCCATTGCGTTTACGCCTTCGCTCACTCCGGCGCCTGCGAGAAGTCGACGTAGTAGAAGCCGCCCTGCTCGAACTGCTTGTGCGCATCGGGATTGGTGATGTACATGCTGAACGAGACGTTGGGCGAATACTCGCCGAAAATCTCGTTCTCCTTGTAGGCGTTGCCCGGGATCTGATGGCCCGCTTCGTTGTAGACGCCCTTGTGGACGCCGTAGAAGTTGACGGTGGCGGCCTCGACGGTCGAGCCGTCGGCTTTCTGGTGGGCGCAGAGGGTCTTGGAGCCGCAAACAACTTTCGCGCGAACAGTCATGGAGATGCCTCATCGGTAGCATGGAAGGGTTTGTTCACTTCGTACCTGTTCGCCGTGTCGCTGCGCGGCGCATGGGCATCTCTGTGAGGGATTAGAGCATACTGTCGTTTCGCTTGCAAGTGTAGCGCATTTGTGACTACACTTGCGGCCATGAGCGAACCAACCAGCTTCCGATTCGATGCAAAACTTGTTGGCCAGATCGACGATCTGAAGGAATCCAGCGGCGCGCCGAGCCGCAGCGACGTGGTGCGGCGTGCGATCGCTCTATACCAGGTCGCGCAGGCGGCGAAGTGCAGCGGTGGCAGGCTGATCATTCACACGAAGCACAACACACAGAGGGAGATCGTATTGCCGTGAGACACGAACTCAAATGCTGGCCCGAGTATTTCCAGCCGATCATCGACGGTCTCAAGCGCTTCGAGGTGCGCAAGGATGATCGGGGCTTCAAGAAAGACGATGAGTTATTTCTGCGCGAGTACGACATCACGCGAGATCGCTATACGGGGCGACATCTACTATGCACGGTTATGTATGTGCTGCGCGGCGAATCATGGGCGCTCCAGCCTGATGTTTGTGTGATGTCGATCCACACCACCTCAGCTTATCAGCCGTTCGGGACGGAGCGATGATCCCCAAACACATCCGCAACGCCACCCGCGTCCTCGGTAAACCCACCGACTGGGACGACGCCGAGAACGGCCCGTGCGTCGGTCTGCCGATCCTCGATTACGAGGAGCCGTCGACGGGCGTCAAGTACATGATCAGTCTGTGGGAACCGTCGCCCGAGGAACTGAAAGCGATCATCGCCGGGGCGCCGATCAAGCTGTGGGTTTGCGGCGTCGCGCATCCCGTCGTGGCGCTGGGCGTCGGCGAGGTGCCGGAGTGAACGGTGACCCAGCACGCCGTGTTCCGGACTTCATTAGCCGACTGTCGAAAGCTGATCAGGAGGTGTTCAACTTCCTGCTGTCCCAGCAGACCACCGACCATATAGACAGGGCGTTCCAGACGCTGACGCTTTACGGCGTCCAACGTGAACGCGCGAAGACGGTGCCTAACGGCATCGACGTCCTGATGACCCGGATGAAGAAAGAGGTGGAATGCCTCAACCAGGAGATCACCGAGCTGCGCAGTCGGCTGGGCCTAGGACAGATCGAGACATGAGCACGCGCACCTACGTCCAGGCCGACGTCATCTGCGAGCAGGTTACGGCCACGCAGCAGCGCTTCTACCTGCAGGACTTCAACCACGAGTCGCAGGACACGCTCCCCGGCTACGTGATCGAGCGGTTCGAGCGCCGCGTCCGCGTCTTCCAGGACGTGACGACGTTGACACAGTTCCTGATCGGCTATCCATGCGTCATCAGCAAGCTGGATATCCTGCCGCTCGCGGGCTGACGCGCAGCACCTTCAGCGCGTACAATCGGCCCACACCCGCCGTCGATCTGGGCCGAACCTCCATGAAGATGCGATATCTCGTCGTTTTGTCGCTGTTCCTCCCCCTCGTAGCGCTCGGTCAAGCAGGCACGATCAGCGGCGCGACGATCCGCCCTGGAACGACCCCGCTCACCGCCGTCGTCGCGCAGCCCGCGAACACCATCGTCGGGAACTGCACGGGCTCGACGGCGTCGCCCACCGCTTGTCCCGCCTCCGCGGCGAAGTTGTCGCTGAGCCTGACGGCGACCGATGTCTCGGGCGTCGAGCAGACGGCGAACAAGGACGCGGCGAGCGGCTATGCCGGCCTGACATCGGGCATTCAGCTCAAGCTGGCCGAGATCCCGTCGCTGACCGACGTGAGCCTGAGCCTCTACGAAAAGCCCTCGGCCGGACTCGTCGCGGCGAGCAACGTGACTCTCAGCGGTGCGCAGACCATCGATAGCGTCGCGGGTACTGCAGGCACAACCATTGTCCTGTGCGTTGCGCAGACCACGGCTTCACAGAACGGCCCCTGGATCATGCAGTCCGGTTCCTGGACGCGCCCTCCCTGGTACCCCAATGCGGGTACGACACAGGCCTTCCAGTTCGTAACGGAATTCGTGCGACTGGGCGCCATCTACTCGGGTTCGACGTGGCGCATGACGACATCCGGTGCAATCACCATCGGTACTACCTCGACCGCATGGGGGCAGACACCTCTCGCTCTGGGCGCTACATCGGTCACTGGAACGTTACCGCATGCTCAATTACCAGCGCTAGTCTCGGGCGACGTCCCGAATAATGCGGCGAATACGACAGGCACGAGCGCTGCAGCAAACGCACTGAACTCAGCGACTACGGCTGTCAATGTCAGCGCCGCTACAGCGCCGACTGCGGGCCAGGTGCTGCAAGCTGTCGATTCGGCGCATGCAACATGGCAGACCCCGTCAGGGAGCAGTGGGGGAGGATCGGTCACCAGTGTGGGCCTGTCGAGCCCCAGCGGTACGATCAGCGTCGGCAGCACGCCGGTCACCAGCAGCGGTACGATCACCGCCGACGTGGTGTACGGCACCGGGTCGAATACCGCTGCCCAGGGCAACGACACCAGGTTTCCAGCGAGCGTTACCGGGCTGCGCAAGGGAGCGGGCGCAGGCAGCGCGGACACCGCAGCGACTGCCAGTACCGACTATCTATCCCCCTCGGTCGCCTTCACTGTATCAACAGTTGGTGCAGCGTCTCTTCCCGCGTCGCTGTGGACCGGCACCGTTTACGCGGCGGGCTCAGGAACCACCAACTTCCCACTCCTGCTTGTGCAGCCCACGGCCGCCACGGCTTCAGCCACATGGGGGTCGTCGGGCACCTACCTGGGCGTCAACGCACACACCAGCGGTGACCTGTTGAACCTGGAAGCGGACGGCGCTAGTCGATTCAAGGTCAGCTACTCCGGCACCGTCACGGCGACCGGACAGGTCGTGGGTTCCCTGGGCGAGACGATAACAGGAGGCGTCGCCTCGTTCAATTCCAGCAGCAACTTCAACACCAGCCTGAACACAGGCACCTCGACGGGGACGGTGACCATAGGCAACACGCTGGACGTGCTAAATATCAATGCGCCGACGACCTTCGCCACAGGCAGCACGACGATCACGCCGATCAAGATGACCAGCGGCACGCTGAACACCACGGCGGTGGCCGGCGGCGTCGAGTACGACGGCTCATTGTTCTACGCGAACCCCTCGACCACGCGCCTGCAGATCGTTGAGGCGAATGCGGT